TTCTAGTACTTCATCTATGCGAGGTAAGAAATATTCCGGTTCTAGGCCTTCTGTAATTATTGCAGACGATTATCAATCAAAAAGTGATTGTATTACAGCAGAAGCAAGGAATAAAAAATATAATACATGGGTAGAAGATTCACAATATGCAGGAGATAAAGCAGTTGTCCGTGATGGACATAAGATAAAAATGGCTACTAAATTTATTGTACTTGGAACTATTTTACATAAAGATTGCTTTATGAGTAGATTACTTAAAAATAAGGATTATAAACATATAGTTAAAAGAGTAGTTAACTTTAATGTTGATGAATATTTCCATGAAGGTATCTGAGAGAAATTCAGACAGCTTTATTTTAATGATAAATCTAAAGATAGTGTTGCAGATGCCAAAGAATTTTATTATCAGCACGAAAAAGAGATGCAATATAAAACCTTATGGCCCGATAAATACGATTGTTTAGATTTAGCAATAGATTACTATAATAATCCAGTGGCATTTAAACAGGAAATGATGAACGATGCCAGTAAGATAGGCGAAAAGTGGTTCATATCTAATAGAACTCAATCTTTAGAAGAAATAAAAGAACATACATTTATAAAAAATATACTTGTATGTGATCCAGCCAATAGTATAAGCAATAAAGCCGATTATTCTGCTTTTGCGGTTGGTGGTTTAGCAGATAATGATTTTCTTTATATTAAAAAAGGTGAATTATTAAAAGTGGGTTTTGATGATTTTTGTAACTATGTTGTAAAGCTTTTAAGGGATTTCCCCGAAATAACTCATGTATCTATAGAAAAAAATCTATATATGAGTGCAGATGTATTAAAAATTAAAGAACTAATTAATAAAGATGATGAATTAAAATATAGAAATATCACATTTATAAACAGAATGCAGAAGAAAAATAAAGATGAAAAAATATCTACTATCATAAGTGATGTAAATAATGGCAGAATTATATTTAATCAAGATGATACAGATTTTATAGAGCAAATAATGAGTTTTTGTGGTCAGGAGTATTCAGAACATGATGATGCTCCAGATGCAGTAGCACAATTAACAATAGACATAAAGGAAATACAAGTAATACAAAAACTAAAGGTATTTGATAGAAGAAAGCTAGGATTATAGCTTTTTTTATTTTGCAAAAGAACAGGAGGTAATATTTATTGATTGATAATAATTTACTAACACAATGTAAAACTGATTTTGATTTAAAGTTACATAGATATGAAACCATGAGAAGATATTATAATGGACATACAGACGCTATACTACATTATAAAATGGTTACTAAGAGAAGTAATAATAAACTCTCATGTAACTTTATTCAGAAGTTTGTTAATGAAGAAGCTTCTTATTGTTGTGGAAATAAAATTACTTATACAAGTCATTCTAATGACAGTAATGTTATAGAAGATTTAAGAGTTAATTTTAAGCATTGAAATACTAGTCATGATAAAGAACTTTGTAAAGAAGCCTTAATTTATAATGAAGCCTATGAATTATATTATATTGATAGCAATGGATTATTTAATAGTCTTATATGTACACCACAAAATTCTTACATACTTCAAGATGACTTTGGGAATATAGAATTATTTATAAGATTTTTTAGTAAGAAGTTTGATGAATCAAAGACATTATATGCTGATGTTTATACTAACGAAGATATAATACACTATACTTGTGTAGGCTCAAGTTTTGAACTTATAAAAGGTTCCACAGTAGATGAAAATATATTCTCTAAAGTGCCAGTAAGTATAGTGAAAATAGGTTCTTATTATGAGAGTTTATATAGAAAGATAAAAGGACTTCAAGATGCTTATGAAACTAATTTATCAGATATATCAAACGAAATAAGTGATTTTAGAAATGCATATCTAAAGATAACAGGTTGTGAGTTGGATGATGAAACAAAAGACGAAGATGGAAAAACAGACTTAGATAAAATGAAAGAATTAGGTATTTTAAATATGCCTACTAAAGATGCAGACGCAGCATGGGTTATTAAAAATATAAATGATAGCTTTATTCAGAATACATTATCCACCCAAGAAGATAAGATATATCAATTAAGTTCCCATATCAATCATAATGAGAAACTTGCTAGTAATACATCAAGTTTAGCATTAAAGAATAGACTTATAAGCTTAGAGCAGAAATGTAGTGATAATATTCAAGCTTTAACTGATGCTATTAAATTAAGATTACAATTTTTATTTGAATATCTTAAAATTAAAGAAAACAAGTCTTATGATTGGAAAGATATAGATTCCAAGTTTACTCCAAACATACCAAGTGATGATTTAATGATGGCTCAAATAATATCTCAGCTTAATGGAAAGCTATCTATTAAAACTGGATTAAGTCAATTAAGTTTTGTTTCTAATCCCGGTGCTGAAATGAAGCAATTGCAGGAAGAAAATAAAGCTAATTCTATAGGAGCAGACTTATTAAATGGTGGTACAGATGGCTAATACTTTAAATCCTATGTATCAAAAGATGATTGAACAAATTAAATTAGATGCTGAAAAATATGCTGATGAACAAATGAAGAGTGTATATTCTAATCAAAAAGCTAATTTAGAAGAATTGCATCAATATTTAGGTATGCTGTATATAAAAAATGCTGAAAATGGATTATTAAATGTAACACCACAGCAGAAAAAAGTCTTATTAGCTGATATAGATAAAAAGCTTAAAGATATGGGTAAAAATTTAGGTCAGCAAGAAGTGGACCAGGTAATTAATATATTAGCTGACACTTATCCTATGGTTTATTATCACAATGCTTATATACTTGATAGCGGTATGAAGAATGTGCTTAACTTTGGTATCTTAAAAAAGGAATACATTGACGCAGCAGTAAACAATCCTATTGATGGTAAGATATTTTCAGATAGAATATGGACTAACAAAGCTAATTTAGTTGATAGTATTAAACAAGGAATTGAAGATTCTATGAATGGTAAAATACATTTAGATGAATTAGCTAGAAGTATAAAACAACAGTTCAATGTAACCGCCTACGAATCAAAAAGACTTGTTATGAATGAAAGTGCTAGGGTACAAAGCCAAGCTAGTAATGATTTAGGTGAAAATATAGGTGTAACAAAACAAATGTATACTGCTACTTTAGATGGTAAAACAAGTGATAAATGTGCGGCACTTGATGGTCATGTTTATGATATTGATGATCCTGATAAGGTAGTTCCACCAGAAAATCATACTTCATGTCGTTGTTGTCTTATAAATATGCCTAGTGAGGACTGGAAACCATCAAAAAGACTTGATAATGAAAGTAGAGAATTAATAGACTATCAAGATTATGATTCTTGGGCAAAAGAAAAGGGAATAGATTAAAACAAGTCTTAGAAATAAGGCTTTTTTATTATACAAAAAAATAAATGCACTTTATGGACTAAGGTACATAAAGGGCGAAAAGGAGAGAGATATTTCAATGGCAGTAGAAAATTTTAAAGAGATAACAGATTATTTTGAAGCAAACAAAGATAGTGAAGATGTTAAAAATTATGTTGGGGGTTTAGTTACACCTGATAGAGTTGAGAACTTCTTGAATACAGATGATGGTAAAAAGCTATTACAGCCTAAACTAGACACAAACTTTAATAAGGGTTTAGATACTTGGAAAACAAATAATCTTAAAAAACTTATTGATGATGCAGTTACTAAATCTAATCCACAGGAAACAGCAGAACAAAAACAAATTAGAGAACTTACTGAGAGAATTAATAAGTCTGAAAAAGAAAAGGCTCATGAAACACTAAGAAATAAGGCTCTTAAAATGGCTACAGATAAGAAGTTACCTTCTGAATTAGTCGATTATTTTATTGGAGAAGATGAAGAAACAACAACCAAGAATCTGGAAAGCTTAGAGAATGTTTTAAATACTAAGGTTAATGCTCTAGCAGAAGAAAGATTAAAGGGTGGATATAAACCACCTAAAAATACTAATACAAATTTAACAGCTGAAGAACAAGTAAAAGCTGAAATTAATAAAATATTTGGTATTAAATAATGACTTTTTGTAATTGTAGTCTTTAAAGAACAAGAAATAAAAAATAAATTTATATAAGAAAGAGGTAATTTAAATTATGGCAAATACAATAGAATACGCAAGTTTATTTCAAAATGCATTAGATGCTCAAGCAGTGGCAGGTGCTACAAGTGGTTGGATGGAAGCAAATGCAGGACAAGTTATATATAAGGGTGGAAAAGAGATAAAGATACCTAAAATTTCTATGAGTGGTTTAGGAAATTATGATAGATCAGCAGGTTTTGTATCAGGGGATGTTACTCTTGAATATGAAACTAAAACTATGACTATGGATAGAGGTAGATCCTTCTC